CGTTGCGGTCATGCGGTCTCCTTACAGGCGCAGGGGGGCGACGCTTGCGGGCGCGGGGCCGAGCGCGAGTTCGTTGAAGGCGTCGGCCGCGGCGTCGACCTTGTCGTCATGGGCACCGGCCGGGAAGCCGCAAAGCTCGTCGATAAAGGGCTCGATCCAGGCGTCCCGGACCGGATCGCCGGTCGCCAGGATATAGACGTTCCCCGCCTCGGCCTGGGTCGCCAGGGCAAGAGCCCGGGTTTCCTTGGAGCCGGTCGGGCGCTCGACCTTGACGGCGTAGCCGGGGAGCATCCGAACAAGGGTCTGGACGTAGCCCTTGCCGGCCGCGCCGGGGTCTTGCGGGAGGCGGATAATCACGTCCGGGGTGTCGGAGGCCGCGGTCAGTTTCAGCTGGGCTTCAAGGTTGGCCGGGGACCACTGGCCCGCCCGGCAGTCCGTGAAATAGAAGGTCGCGGCCTCGCCGGTCCCGATCTTGCTGCAACGGACGCCCGCGCTCGGGTCGCCCCCGCCTTCGGTTGCGCCGATATCCCAAGCCCGGACCGTGCGGCGCGTCCCGGCGGGGAGGGCGTTGGCGATCTTGAACCACGTCCGCCGGAAGAGCCCGCCGTCGCGCGGCGCGGGGCGCTGCTGATATTGGCCGGCCCAGGCGTAGGCGCCCTTCCCCCGTTTGAGCGTCTCGACCTCGGCGGCCGGGAAGCGTTCGGGGAATAGAAGCTCGCCCTCGACCGTCCGGGGGTCCTCGAAGAATAGCTCCCCGTTGACGTAGGTGCGGCAGGGGCCGGCGGTTTCCTTGCCGTCCGCCCCGATCCGCGCCGCCTCGTATTCCATCGGCAGGTTGAGATGGACGAAGCCAATCTCCAGGCCCATCGCCACGGCCGCCACGTCCTTCGCGTGAAGGCGCTGCATGATGATGACGATGGCGCTGGTCTGGACGTCGTTGAGGCGGTCGGTGATCCCCTCGCGGAAAATCCGGGTCGCCGTCTCGCGCTCGACCTCCGACTCCGCCGTCTCGGTAGAGTGCGGGTCGTCGATCTTGACCCTATCGGCCCGGCCCCCGGTCATGGAGCTGAACGGGCGGGCCTCCGAGAAGCCGTTGGCCGTGTTCTCGAATTTGCCCTTGGCGTTCTGGTCGCCGCGGAGGGCCAGCGGCCAGAGGGCTTGAAACTTCTCGCTCTCGACCAGACGCCGGAGTTTGAGGTTATCGCGAAGCACGTTCGCTTGGCTGTAGCTGGTCGCCAGGACTTGCAGATGGGCCGCGCCTTGCGGTCCCCACTCCCAAGCGGTCCAGAAGACCAGCAGGAGAGACTTCATCATCCCCGGGGGGACGGTGATCAGGAGCCGCTTGATCTCCCCGCGCGAAACCGCCTCGAGGTGGGCGCACATAGCCCGGAGCGCCCAGCCCCCTACGAACGGTCGCGCCGGCTCCAGCGTGTGCCAGAACTCGGCGATGAACCCGTAGAGCGGCCGGCAACCGGAGACGATCTCCGACCGCTGGGTCTCAACCCGGTGGCGATCCGCCCGGGCCTGCTTCTCCCGCAGGGCGGCGAGGAGCCGCTCCCGGTCAGTCCTCGTCAGCGGGCGCGTCATCCGCATCCCCGCTCAAGGTGGCGATCTCCGCCGCGAGCTCTTCGTCCGAGAGGTGCGAGAACGTATGCGCCACCCTTTGAACCGGGGCCGTCTTCGGGGCCATGCGCGCCGCAGCCCACTTCAAGGCGTCGAGGTAAACCCGCGCGCCGGCCGGGTCGATCTTGTGGCCGCCGACCGTCTGGCCGAGCGCCGCCGCCTTGGTGACGGTCAGCCCGTCCTCTTGGAGCGTCTCCGCCCGTTCCTCGCGCGCGAGCGCGTATTGTTGGCGGCGGCCTTCGTCCTCGTTGATCCAGCGGTGCGCCGCGGGCGGGTCGATCCCGAGCTCACGGCAGGCGGCGCGGAGTGATTTGCCGGAGCCAATCGTCTCCATCATGGGGGCGAGGTCTTCGGGGGTTGGGCGGCGCTGGCCGGCCGGAGTGTTGGTCACGCTTTCGGTTCCCAGGGAAAAACGACCCATGCATCGGCGCGGGCGCGCTCTCCGGTGAAGTCGGCGGTCTGGGTTCGGTGTTTGTTAAGCAGGACCGCGGTCTTGGCATCGGGATAGAGTGCGGCGACCGCTGCCAGGGTGTGCCCGGTGTCGATCAGATCGTCCACGATCAGCACCCGGTCGGTCGCCGCAAATGTCGGCGGGGTGCCCAGACTAAGCCCTTCCTGCTGGTGGCTCTCGCCATAGGAGGAGGCGCAGATGGTTTCGATCCGGCGCAGGTTGAGGTGGTGGCCGATCATGGTTGCCGGGACTAGGCCCCCGCGGGTGATGGCAAGGATGGCGGTGGGCTGGAACGCCTTGGCGGCCAGGGCGACCCGCTGGGCCAGGGCTTCAACGCCAGCCCAGGAAAGAACCACCTTCTCCGCGCTCATGGTCAGGCCTTGGCGAGCGACAGGAACTCGGCCTTAACCTCTGGAATTCGGAACTTCCCCTTAACGGATGAGGAGGTCATGCGGGCCGGCGTCTTGATTCCGCGCATTGTCATGCAGAGGTGTTCACCCGTAGCAATGACCGCGACGTCTTCATGGCCCAGCAGTTCGGCCATTTCGTCGGCGATCCCGGCAACGACCCGCTCTTGTAGCTGGAGGCGGTGGCCGTGTTTGTGTGCGATTCGGCCCATCTTCGACAGGCCAAGGACCGTGCCCTGGGCGATGTAGGCCACCGAGACGTCACACCAGAACGGCAGAAGGTGATGCTCGCACATTGACCAGACGCGCATTCCAGACACGACGATCATTTGATCCGCGTTCACGGCCTCAAACTGCGTTCCCAGCTTGCCGGGCTCATAGTCGATAAACTCGGCCCAGAGTTTAGCCACCCGGGCCGGGGTGTCGGCGATCCCCTCGCGGCTGGGGTCTTCGCCAATAGCCACCAGAAGGGCGCGCACAGCGGCTTCGGCGGCCACCTTGTCCACCTTGCCCGGAACGGGCGAGTTGGCCGCCACAGAGCATCCGCAGGGCATGTGGGCGGGGTTAGTTTCCACGGCCGCCACCCTTTGCGAGAACATGAAGTTGAGGAATGACGGTTGCGTTCATCCACCCGCGGGCCAGAACCGCGTCACAGAGGGCGGCGTAGCGGGCCAGGAGGTCCAGCTTGTCCGGGTCGGCTTCGCCGCTCTCGTCCACATAGGGGTTGCACGGTTGGAGGTGGATGCGGGCGCCGGGGGCGAGGCGGTCGCGGACAAGGCCGGCGAAATCCAGATCGGCGGGGCTGTCGATCACCACCTTGACCGCGACATGGTCCGGCTTTGCGGCGATCCAGCGGTCCAGCGCCGGCCAGTTGGTGACCTCCCCGCTGCTGGGCGGCTTGGGGCTGATCGTGATGCTGTCAAGCGCCGGCGCCCACTCGGCCCAGACGCTTCCTTGCGTCTCGATTGTTACCGTGAAGCCGTGGCCGTGGAGTTCGTCGACCAGTTCGCCCAGCTTCCACATTGCCGGGTTGCCGCCCGACAGGGTGATGAGGGGGCGGGTGTTGCCGGCCAGGGCCAGGACGGCCGCGACGATCTCGGCGCTGTTCATCCGGGTCCACTTGCCGGCGTTGACCGGGTCCACCGCATAGAGGGTGTCGCACCAGGAGCAGCGATAGTCACAGCCGCCGGTGCGAATGAAGATCGTTGGGACGCCGGCTTGTGCGCCTTCGCCCTGGATCACGGGGCCGAAGATTTCAGAGATTGGGACAGGCTTCACGCCACCACCTTGCCGCTGTTAGCGCCGTGTTCCCGAACCTCAACCGAAACGAGCCGGACCCGGGGGCTGTAACCGTTGTCGCCAAGCCAGACTTGGGCGGCCCCGAAGATCAGTTCGGCCGTCGCCTCGCATCCCGTCGACGGGACTTCGCGCATCTGGATCAGGCCGCGGCGGTCCAGATCCCGGAACGTCTCAATCTCGGGGTCATCGCTGGCGACGAGGGTGGTGTGGTCGAGAAGGTCGGAAATCCAGCCCTTGAGGCTCTTGAGGGAGCCGAAGTCCACGACCCAATTGCGGACGTCCAGCTGGTCGGCCTCAAACTCGAAATGGACCGCCAGCGCATAGCCGTGAAGGAAGCGGCAATGGCTTTGCGCGCGCCACTGTCGGAAGGCACAGGTCAGGCCGACTTCATGGCCGTATGTCTTGGTTGAGCGGTGTCTCACGGGGCCGGCTCCAGGTAGAGCGCGACCATTCCCTCGTCGTGGGGGGTGGGGTTGGGGTGGG